CGCTCAACGGCGCGAACTCGTCGCGCCAGTATGGCGGCGTGCTGACCAGCTTCCTCGAGGTCGAAGAGCTGGTCGCCTGACTTCATCGAACATCGGAGGGCCGAATGCCCATCTATCGCAGCTGGCGGGATTTCCCGCCGGGCCAGTGGCGCTGGCCTCATTTCAGCCCAGCGGAACTGGCGTGCCGAGGCACCGGCATGCTGGAGATCCATGAGCCCAGCCTCGACAAGCTCGAGGCGCTGCGTGGGCTGCTCGACAAGCCGATGATCGTGCTGTCGGCCTATCGCAGCGCGCAGCATAACCGCGCCGTGGGTGGGGCGAAGCACAGCCAGCACCTGCTTGCGCGCGCCTACGATATCTCGATGGCGAACCACGACCCGGCGGCGTTCATCACGGCGGCCAAAGCCTGTGGGTTCACCGGGTTCGGCAGCTACCCGCACCAGAACTTTATCCACATCGACACCGGCCCGGCGCGCAGCTGGGGCAAGCCGTTCCCGCCCCGGCCGGTGACCGTGCCGGTGGAAAGCGACCCGCCCGCCGATGGTGATGACGCGCCCGACCGGTTCGCGCCCGAGGCCGCGCCGCCCTCGGTGATCGAAAGCCTCGCCAAGCCCGAGGTCGTGTTGCCGGCCGCAACATCGGGCATCGGCGCGCTGTGGGCGGCGTTCGCGGAGACGCTCAAAACCAGCCTGCCGCTGCAGATCGGGCTTGCCGTGCTGCTGGTGGTGGCGCCGTTGGCGCTTGCCGTTTGGCTGGTGCTGCGGCACCGCGCCGTGCGGCAGGGGGACTAGATGCGCCAGTACCTGATGCTGGCGCTGCTGGCCGGGCTTGCCGCATCGACGCTGGGCGGGCTGTATCTGGCGGTGCGGCAGGCGGGCCACGCGGCCGGATTTGCCGAGGCCTCGGCCGCGTGTGCCGCAGAACGCCAGCGGATGGAGGATGCCAACCGCGCCGCCATTCGATCCGCCGAACAGCAACTGCTGCGCACGGCGGATGAACTCGCTCAAAAATCCAAGGAACTCGACGATGCGCTTGCCGCTACCGATGAAGCGACTGCTGCCGATCCTCGTGGCCCTGAGCAGTGCCTTGCTGCTGACGGGCTGCGCCGCCTCAACGCCATCCGCTAGCGCGCGGCTTGGCCTGCCGTCGCTGCCAACCGCGCTCACCAGCTGCGCGCGGCCAAGCGCTTTGCCGGCCGCGTCGATGAGCCGGGCCGATGTCGAGCGCTACTGGGCGCGCGACCGTGCGGCGCTCGTCAGGTGCGGAGCCAATGTCGCCGGGCTGGTCGGCTATTACGACCAGATCGCGCGCGCGTTCGATCGGGCTGGTGAGGTGCGCTGATGCCGACCGGGCCGGTAACCTGGGACACCATCATCTGGCTGGTGACGGTGCTGATCGGCGCCATCAGTGGCGCATCGACCGTGCTGTGGATGGGCTGGCGGTTCTACCGCTCGCTGGTGGCGCGAATCGACATCGAGGCAGCGCGGGCAAAGCTCGCCGAAGAGCGGCTGGAGCGGATGATCAACGAGGCCGCGCAGCATGTTGCCGAGACCTATGCCACAAAGTCCGGCGTGACCGTTGCCGTCGAGCGCGTCGAGAGCGCCGTGCAGCAGCTCAGCGGGCAGGTACAGACATCGGTCGACAGGCTGTCCGAGCGGATCGATCGCCTGCTGGAAATTCAGGCGGCGCCGACCGCGCCACCCCGACGACGATCGACGACTTAAGGCGCTGCACCCACGGCGCCCCGCGGGCAGACGCACGCGGGAAACTCGACCCGGCTTCTCGGTTGAGCAGCCGGGTCTTTTCTTTGACGCTCAGCCGCACCAAGGCCCCTCGCCGCGCACGTAACGGCGCACCAGGCCCTCGGCCAGCAGCTGCGCGCCAACGTCGATGCCGCCGGCGGTGACGTGCGCCAGCGTGCGGCCATAAGAATCGTGCCCGTGCCGGTCGATGCCGATCGGCTCGGCCTGCATGAGCTGCCAAAGGCGCGCCTGCGCGGCGCGGGCCATCTGGCCGCTCGATCGGCAGCGCTTGCCCTCAAGCTCGGCAGCGTCGATGTCGAGCAGGCGCACTTTCTCCCGGCCCAGCCAGAGCGTGTCGCCATCGACGACGCAGTCGTGCCGATGCCCACCAGAGCACAGCCCGAAGGCAAGGGCGGGTGAGGTCAGCAAGATCAGGCAGATGGCGAGAAGACGCCGCACGTATTCCTCCAAACGTCCATCAACAAAGCTTATGCAGCCAAATCAGCGGTGCGGGGAGCGTGCCAAAAACCGCAGGAATGTCAAAGACCCTGCATTCCCGCACTTATTACTTAAGTAGTTGAAATGTATAAAGTTTGGTGACCCCGACGCGGTCACAACATTGTCAAACGGCCATTGATTTTACTCGTGTTTTTCGGGCATTCCCGCACCCGCGTCAGAGGTGCGGGGAATGTTGTTCGCGGCTTGTACCATATCGAGGTAGCCTGTCATCAGTTTTGATGAGGCTGAGCCGCCCAGAAGCTCGCGATTCGCGGCGCGCGTGTAGAGCTCCGCCTGGGCCAGCGTCGTCCATCCCCACATTGCCATCAGCTCGTGCGCCGATGCCCCGGCCTGTGCCGCGAGCGTCGAGCCGAGCTTGCGCAAGCCATGCGCCCGGCCGGGCACGCCAGCCTCCTTGCAGCGGGCGCGGAACCAGTTGCCGAAGCTCGCGCCGCTGGCCCAGGGCGTGCCCTTGTCGGACAGCAGGAACGCGAGATCGCCTGTTTCGGTGGCAGTGATCGCCTCGATGAGCGGCGGCAGCGCCGTGAAGGTGACCAGCACGCCCGAGGATTGCGCCGTCTTGCCGGGCCGGAACCGGATGGTGCCGCCGCGCACATGCTGGCGGCCGAGCTGCACCGCATCGGAGATGCGGAAGCCGGTAAAGAGCAGGATGCGGAGCGCAAGGTTGGCCATGGTGCCGAGCGGGTGCCGCGCCTCGTAGGCCATGACATCCTCGATCTGCCACATGGTGCGGCCACCCTTCAGCGGCTTGACATAGTCGACGGCTTTCGCCGGATCGGAATCGATGATGCCGCGCTCTTTGGCGAAGGCGAAGAGCGGCTTGATGGCCTTGAGCCAGTTGTTGGCGGGGTGCCCCTTGCCGGTGGCCCGTTTGTCGCGCCCGGCGATGATGGACGCCTCGTCGATGCGACGCAGCTGCAGGGTGCCCTGCTTTTCGACCAGCTGGCGATAGGCCGCGTCGCGCCGGCGGCGCGTGATCTCATCGAGGCCGCGCCAGTGCAGGCTTTCCTTATAGGCGGCCACCACCCAGGCGACACTGCCCGGCACGCTGGCCGGGCCCATGCCCGGCTGCGGTACCGGATCACCCCTGAGCACGGCCTGATAGGCCGCCTCGAATTCGGGCGAGCCGTAATCGGGCAAGCGGATGCGCTTGCCCTTGCCCACGCGATAGTAGCAGACGCGGGTACCGTGGCGGTTGAGTTCGCGGGTGACGTTGGGGGGCAGCCTCGTGCGCATGAGCGCATCAGAGGTCGATAATGTCGCTGTCGTCAACTGAGGCTCCATCACGGTGGGTGGCGGAGCGCGCGGGGACGAGGCCCTGATCAGTGGGCCCGGCCGATGCCGGCACGACCCGCATGGTGCCATCGGGCGCAATTTCGAGCGCGCCCGGATAGGCGACCTGGTGCATGGCGCGCAGCACGCGCGCGATATCGGCCTGGGTAATGACGGCCGGGCGGCGGCTCACGACCCGGCCTCATGCTGGGGGCGGCGGACATTGCGCCGCTGGAACGCCATGCGCGTGCCATCGGCCAGCGTGACCGCCACCTGGTGAGTGTAGAGCGCGGCGACGATGGCGCGCTGCCAGCCGCTGTTGGCGCTGCCTTCGACCGCGCGCAACCGGCAGACCTCGACCACATCGCCGAGCTGATAATCGGGCGCGTCGGGCATCACCAGAGATCCTCGGAAAACAGATGCTGGCTCGATGAGTGGAAGGGCAGCAGCTGCCCTGCCTTGCGGGCAATCTCCTTGCCCTCCTCGCGGCCGACGAAGCGCTGGCGGCTGGTGATGAAGCCCTGCCGCTCGGGCTCGGTGGCGGCGGGGAACATGGCCGCCATCAGCCGCAGGCACTCGGCATGCCGCGCGGGCGGCAGCAGCGAGATGGTGAGCCCATCGATCTCAATGGCGGCGGCGATGATGCGCTCGCGGGCGCGGAACGGCCAGATCATGAGGGCAGCTCCGCGACGATGATCACGAAGCGGCGGCCGTCCGTGCACCGCACGTCGAGCATGCTCCCGTAACGCTCGATGACGGCGACGGGCGGATCGGTGTAGGGCTGCGCCAGCCCCTGCGCCGCCTTGCGGGCAATATCCTTGGCAGCATCGGTTGCGCCGCCAAGTGGCCCGTACTCAGAGTCTTGTCGATGCGCGCTCATGGCCTGACCTCAGTTGTCTGGGTGGTGGGCTGGTGCTGGGCCTTGCGGTGCGCCTCGACACCCTTGAAGCCGTGCAGCAGCTTGCCGCAGTCGGGGCAGGGATAGCTGGCACGGCTCGAAGCGCGGCGCTTGGTGCGGTTCTTCTCGCTCATGCGCCGAACTCCAGCCGCAGGATCATGAGGGCGAGCACGCCGAGGAAGACGAGCACGCAGGCGAGATCGCCGAGGTGGGTGCTCATGCCGTGCCAACCTGTTCCGGCTCAAGGGTCCGGGCCTCGCCTAATTCGCCGTTCATCGCGTCGGCAAAGGCTTCAGCCGTGAGCGCTGAAAGCTCAAGCATTTCGGCTGCCGCAATTGTGTCAAAGGTGGACTTCGCTAGCATCCCGGCGCTTTCGCCGGCGCACCACGCGAAGACTTGGTCAGGATAGCCACCATTGAAAACGTCTGCCATGGCGACGGTCCACTCAATGCGAGCCAGCGTCAGCCGGTGGCGGATTTTGTAGTAGGCGCGGTCATCGTCTTCAGTGGCAGCAGACATCCCTCGCGCCAGCGACGCATCCGCATGCGCGACAAGCTGCGCACGCATCGCGTCGAGATCGTAACGCTCGGCCATCACTGCACCGCCTTGGGCGCGATCGAGCGCTTCGCCAACTTGCGGCCGATGCGGGCCATGATGAGCGGCCAGAGATCGCCCAGCTCCACCGACGAGTAGCCGTTGGCGCGAAGCATGGCGAATATGCGCTGATCATCGGGCAGAAGCGGCTCGAGGATGGATGCCGCCTCGGTGACGCGCTGGCCCGGCGTCTTGTTTTCGGCGAGGTCGGCACCCTGCGCGATCAGCCGCTTGGCCGCGCCGATATTCGCCTTGAGGTCAGCGAGGCTCACATCGCAGGTCTCTTCGGCCTGAAGAAAATCATCCTCGGTGGTGGGCAGCCCGAGCGCATCCTGCTGGCGCATGACGCGGGCCATGCGGAGCGGGATGGGGGTGGCAGGCCAATCGACGCGCACCTGGTGAGCGCGGGGCTGGGTGGAAAGTGCGGCAGCGGACATGTCTCGCTCCATCGGTTGACGATGGGGCGAACGTAGTGCGCTATTTATGGCGCGTCAATGGCGCGTGCGCTGTTTTTAGCGCGGCAGTACTTCGCGCAGCCGGTCCAAGAAACCGAGCTGGCGCTCGGAGCCGCCGCCCGACAGTTCAAGTGCCTCCGTCGCGATGGACAGCAACTCATCGGCTTGATCGCTCGAAAACGCCTGCGACCGCTTCAATGCCCGGCGAAGTTCGATGGTGTCGGTCGGACGGTCATCGAACCACCTACCGGCAGCCGCCAGATCGTTGGCTAGGACGGTCCCTCCATGGGTGGCCCTTACCACCTCCCTGATCACATGACGCCGTGCGTCAGCATGCAACGGTTCGTCGCCGCTGCGCAGGAGGCTAGCAAGGATGGTGCCGGTCGCGTTGAGGTATTCAGGCGGCTCGAAACTTGGCGCGGTAAGGCGGCGGGGCTCGGCTTCGATCTGCCGAGTGCTGCCTGTGCCATCAAACCGATAGCCGCAATGCTTGCAGACCCGAGCATCGGCAAGGATGGTCTCTGCGCAATCTGGGCATTGTTTCTGTTTGCGCTTTTCCTTCGGCTCAGGCGCCGCCGGGGCGTTGACGGTCACCTGCAGCGGCCGATCGTCTACCTTCGGCAAGACCAGGGCGAACAGCAGGGCAAACACCCCGAAGAACAGGCCGATCAGAAACCAGCCGCAGCCGCTGTGGCCCTTCGACGACGCAATGACCCCGGCGAGGATGCCGCAGCCAACCCAGATCGCAATGAATACCATTCGCCCCTACTCTCAAAACGAGTAGAGGTCACCGTCCGTCAAAACCTTGTGCCAGACAAGCCCCGGCCTGATGATGAACTGAATGGTTGCCGGGGGGTTGAACTGCTCGACCACAAGAGTGGTGCTCGTGATCTTCACCAGGCGCTTGATGAAGGCCCGGTTTTCGCCATTGTTGCTGTCCGGCTCCTGCACCACGATGTAGTCGCCGCCGCGCGGCTTTTTGTGCGGGTGGCAGAATATCAGGTCGCCGGGCTCAAAGCGGGGATACATCGAATCACCCTCGACATAGAGCGCATAAGCATCCTTCACGCCAAAGAGGCCCGGCGGGCGGCGAACATACTCGATCACGTCGGTACTCAACTGGAACGCGCCTTGCCCCAATTCGGAGCCGGCTGCGGTACCTAACGTCGGCAAGTCTTTCGGAAGGTTGAATGCAATAGGTACCTTCACCTCTGGTGCGAACCGCACCTCAGAGGGGTAGCCGGGCGTCGCTGAGATGCTGTCCGCTTCCGCCGCCGCCTGATCATGCCCGGTGAGCAGGTATTGCTCGGATACACTCAACGCCTGAGCCAGCTTGATCAGCGTGTCGCCGCGCGGGTGGTCGGTGACGCCGGTGATGATGTTGCGGATCGTGCTTTCGGGCACGCCGGAGCTTTCGGCGAGGGCGCGGCGCGACCGGCCAGATTTCTCGATGAGTTCGTTGAGGCGCGAACCCAATGAATTGCTTGGCTTTTCCATGACGCGCCAAACTTAGCGCACATCAATGCGCAGATGGTGCGCTGAATTTGGCTTGACAGTGCGCCATAAATAGCGCGATCCATGGCGCATGATGACCCTCACCGAACAGCTTCTCGATGTTTGCGACCGGTACTGCGCCCATGTCGGCAGGGCCCGCAGTCGCGTTTCGACCCGCGTCTTTGGCAGCGGTGACCGCCTCGACGGCATCGCCGCCGGCAAGGACCTGAACACCCGCAGCTTCGAGCGCGCCATGGCGTGGTTCTCGCAGAACTGGCCGGCCGATCTCGCGTGGCCCGAAGACATCGCACGGCCAGTGGCGGCGCAGGCCCGCCCGCTCCGCGCCGATGAAAGGATGGAAGCATGAGCGAGTGGCAAATCATCGCGGGATGCGCCGCGCTTATCTGGCTGGCCTTGGCCTGGTGCTGCTGGGCGCTGTTCGCCATCAACAAGGGCGAGGAGTGAGCGATGCAGCGGCAATCGCCTCTCGTCACCTTCCGTCAGAACCTCGGGCACCTGCAGGCCAAGCAGGCGCTTTCGCCCGCGCCGCGGTTCGAGGCGTTTGTCACTGCGCTTGCCGGTGACCGGGTGAGCTTTCTGGAAACCGAGCGGGGACGGCAGCTCAGCGCGATGATGGACGCGCAGCGGCAGCGGCGCGAGGCGAAGTGGCGCGTCGAGGCGCGGGTGCAAAAACTGTGGTGGCCGATGAAGAGCATCGCCTGGTGGTTCAAGGACCGGCAGCTCTGCGACGCCCTCGCCGCAGCCAAGGAGCGTGGCGAATGGTGATGCGCTCACAGCAGCCGCGTCCGCAGCAGGTGCAGCGTGTCGCCGACGATTTCGGCCGCGATGCTCTCCGCCTCGGCCGCATCGTAGGGGCCGAGTTTGGGCAGCGTTTCGGCGATGGGCGCGGCCGACCAATCGGCAGCGAGGGCGAAGTTTTCGAGCGTGCGCCTCAAACGCTCGCTGCCCGGAAGCTCCGCATCGAGCGGGCCAGGCATGGCGAGTTCTGCCGCGAGGCTGACCGCGAGGCGCACCAGCACATCGTTGGCGATGGCATGCGCCACATAGAACGTCGCGTGGCTGGGCAGCTCGCCCGTCTCGTCATCGCTCATTTTGTCGCGCCCTCCGTTCGGGCCACTGAAACCGACGCGGGTTTCCGCGTCCAGCTTTTCGATTGCGCGTCCTCCCTCGCGCGATCCACCAGCCGCAACCTCCTGGCTGGTGACTGGCCCGGCGCCACTTTCCCCCTTCCCGGTGGCGCCGGGCATCTTCTCTTCAGCTTTGTCGGAGTTGAGCGAAACGGCTCCGGCAGAGGGCTGCGGCGGGCGCCCCGCCTCTTGGCGACCCGCCGCAGCCTCACCCTTCGGAAACACTCTGGTCATTCGAAAATCTCGTCATCAGGCAATGGCGGCACCATGCCCGGCATGGTTGCGCGGCGTCATGCCGTAAATCGGGGGCACGTCACGGCATGAAGGCGAGGCAGTTTCCGGCAAGCGTCTATTCGGGGCTGAAGGCGACGCTGCGCGCCATGGTGAGCCAGAGCTTCGGCGGCCAGAAGGTGGCGGCAGCCGCGACCCGCGTCGAGCAGGGGATGATCTCGGACTATTGCAGCACCAATGACGAGCACGCCGAAAAGCACGTGCCGGCCGATGTGCTGCTCGACCTGATGGCGGCATCGGGCGACACGCGCGTGCTGCGCTATCTCTGCGAGCAGGTGAACTGTCTGCTGGTGCCGCTGCCGACCGGTGGCACCGGCGAGATCGGCGACCGGATGGGGCGCAGCGCCAAGGAATTCGGCGACGTGCTGGTGCGGATTTCCGAAGCGATGGCCGATGGCGTGATGAGCCCGGCCGAAGCCGAGCAGGCGCTGCGCGAAATCCTCGAGGCGATGCTGCAACTGAGCGCGCTCGCCGAAGCGGTGAAGGCCGCGCGCGACAAAGGCGAGGGCAAGTGATGGGCGATGTTCTGCTTGGGCGGCGCGTCGACCGGCTTTCCGAGCGGCCGATGTGCGTGACGCTATCGATGGGCCCGAACTCGGCCGGCACGGTCACGGTGAGTTTTCCCGGCAAGGCGGGGCAGCGGCCCATCGGGCTTACGACCCGCGAAATCTACCGGCTGCACGCGGCGCTCGGGCTCGCGAAGCGACTGATCGAGGCCGATGACGGCGAGCGTACCACGCGGTGCTTCACCAACCTTCTGGAGCATGTCGATGTCTGACGAAGTGCAGGGATGGGCGTGAATGTGGCTTTACCTCCCGGATATCTCGACACCATCAGCCTCTGCACCGGCGGCGGCGGGCTCGACCTCGCCCTTGAGCTGGCAATCGCAGGTGCTCGCAGCGTCTGCATGGTGGAGAGGGAAGCCTTCGCCGTCGCGCACCTGGTTGCAGCGATGCGAGCGGGTCGACTGGCTCCGTGCCCTGTGTGGAGCGATGCCCGCACCTTCGACGGCCGCCCATGGCGCGGCCTTGTGGATGGCGTCATTGGCGGCATCCCGTGCCAGCCGCATTCCCTCGCCGGGCGGAAGCGCGGCAGCCTCGACGGGCGCGACCTGTGGAGCACGGCCCGCAAGCTCATCGTGCAGGCCCGGCCATGGTTCGTGCTCATCGAAAATGTCGGCGGCATGCTCGCGGCGGGGGCTGACGAAATCGCTGGCGCCGAGCGGGTTTGGCGAGACTTACAGAAGCTGGGTTTTGCGGTTGAGGGCGGATTGTTCACGGCGGCAGAAGTTGGCGCGAGCCATCAGCGCGAGCGGCTTTTCATCCTCGGAATCCATGACGGGCTCGGGCTCCAGCGGGAGCTGGCCGACCGCGACGGCGAACGACTGGAAGGGCTCGGGCCCGACGTTGGAGCGCGCGGACGGCAAGATGCGCGGCGACCGGCTGGACTACGCGACGGAACAGATCTGGAGCACGCCGCGCTCGTCGGGCGGGGAGAAGGGTGGGCCGAACCAGAGTTTCGGGGCGGGCGGCATACCGCTGCCGGCGCAAGCAGGCCAGTGGTACACGCCAAATGTCCCGAATGGCGGACGGAAGCTGGCGGACAGCAACGGCGCGCGGAACCGGACATCGGGGCGGCAGGAAGGGTCGAAGCATCACGACGGGGTGACGCTGAACGACGCGATCATCCTCTTTTCCCTCCCGGCCCCGGAGACATGGCCGGATGGCGGGAAACCCTCGCCCGAGCGCCGCAGCTTGAACCCGCTGTTCGTCGAGTGGCTGATGGGCTGGCCGCCGGGCTGGACGCTGCTGGCGCTGCCCGCGTCGATCGGCTCCGCATGCTCGGAAACGGCGTTGTGCCTCTGGAAGGCGCGTATGCGATCCGCACTCTGCTCGCTCCCCTCGCCGATCGCGGCTCCGCCCGCGCAGCTCAGCTTCTTGGAGGCGTGAGGTGAGCGCGATGAGCTATGCCGACTTCCTCGCAGCAAAGATGGTGTTTGCGCCGGAAGGCGGGTTCGATGTCGCCGATGACGAGATCAACCCGCTGCTGAAGCCGCACCAGAAGGCCATTGTCCGCTGGGCCTGCAAGGGCGGGCGCCGGGCGATCTTCGCGGCATTCGGGCTCGGCAAAAGCTTCATGCAGCTTGAAGTGCTGCGGCTCGTGAAGGTGAAGACCGGGCGCTCGGTGCTGCAGGTGGCGCCGCTCGGCGTTCGGGTCGAACTCCTGGCGGATGCGCGCACGCTCTCGACTGCCGATCACGTCGACATAACGGACGCGCAACGCCGCGATCACGCCAGGTGGCTCGAACGGCATCCGGAAGGCGTGATCGATCTCCGCTTCGTCCGCCGCACGAGCGAGATCGAGCATTTGGTCGATGGCTCTGGCATACGCCAACCGCAGCCGGGCCACTATCTCGCCAACTACGAGAGCATCCGCGACGGCAAGCTCGACCTGAGGCTCTTCGGGGGCGCGTCGCTCGACGAGGCCTCGGTGCTGCGCGGCTTCGGCGGCACCAAGACGTTCCGCGAGTTCATGAAGCTCTTCGACGGCATGGCCTACAAGTTCGTCGCCACGGCGACGCCGAGCCCGAACGAATATATCGAGCTGCTCGCCTATTCGGCCTTCCTCGAAGTGATGGATGTCGGGCAGGCGAAGACGCGGTTCTTCAAGCGCAACAGTGAGAAGGCCGACACGCTCACCATCCACCCGCACAAGGAACGCGAGTTCTGGCTGTGGGTGGCGAGCTGGGGCCTGTTCGTCGAAAAGCCGTCCGATCTCGGGTTCTCGGACGAGGGCTACACGCTGCCGCCGCTCGAAGTGCACTGGCACGAGCTGCCGAGCAACCACCTGACGGCGGGCGAGGAGAAATCCGGGCAGGCGCGGTTGTTGAAGAATGCCGCAGCCTCGCTGCCCGACGCGGCGCGGGAGAAGCGCGAAAGCCTCGACGCGCGCATCGGCAAGCTGATGGAGCTGAGGGCGCTTGACCCTGAGGCGCACCGCGTCATCTGGCACGACCTCGAGGCGGAGCGGCACGCGATCGAGAGGGCGGTACCGGGCATCAAGTCGGTGTGGGGATCGCAGGATCTCGATGAGCGCGAGAAGCGGCTCACCGATTTTGCCTACGGGCGCCTGCCCGAGCTTTCGACCAAACCGGTGATTGCCGGGCAGGGCTGCAATTTCCAGCGGTACTGCGCCTGGGAGATTTTCGTCGGCATCGGCCACAAGTTCAACGACCTGATCCAGGCGGTGCACCGGACCTACCGGTTCCTGCAGCGGCGGCCGGTGCGGATCGACCTGATCTACACCGAAGCCGAGCGCTCCATCCGCGACAGCATCGAAGCCAAGTGGCGGCGCCACGAGGAGCAGAGGGCGATCATGACCGGCATCATTCGCGAGTACGGGCTTTCAGCTGTCGCCATGGCGGCGACGCTCAACCGAACGATGGATATCGAGCGGGTGGAGGTAGCGGGGCCAATTCTTGCCCCACGCTCTGGCGAAGGCGCCAACCGCTTAGGGGTCCCCAGCTTCGTTCTGGTCAATAACGACTGCGTCGAGGAAGTGCGGCTGATGGCGGACAGCTCGGTCGACCTCATCGTCACCTCGATCCCGTTCTCGACGCAGTACGAGTACTCGCCCAGCTACCGCGACTTCGGCCATACCGATGACGACCGGCACTTCTGGTCGCAGATGGATTTCCTCATTCCGCAGCTCTTGCGCGTGCTGGCGCCGGGCCGGATCGCGATGATCCACGTCAAGGATCGCATCGTGCCGGGCGGGCTGAGCGGGCTCGGCTTCCAGACCGTGTCGCCCTTCTCGGACGATTGCGTGGCGCGGTTCCGACAGCATGGATGGGCGTTCCTCAGCCGCATCACGGTGACTACCGACGTGGTGCGCGAGAACAACCAGACCTATCGGCTCGGCTGGACCGAGCAGTGCAAGGATGGCAGCCGGATGGGCAATGGTTTGCCCGAATACTGCCTGATCTTCCGCAAGCCGCCTTCGGACAACTCGAACGGCTATGCCGACAAGCCCGTGAAGAAGGAAAAGCGTGCCTGGGATGCCGGCAAGTGGACCACCGGAGGCTATAGCCGCGGTCGGTGGCAGCTCGATGCGCATGGCTATCACCGATCGAGCGGCAACAGGCTGCTGACGCCCGAAGAGCTGCGCGGGCTCGATGCGAGCGTGATCTACAAGCTGTGGAAGAAGTTCAGCCTCGGCGCGGTCTACGATTTCGAGCATCACGTCTATGTCGCCGAGGGCCTCGAGGCGGCGTCGGCCCTGCCGAGCGACTTCATGTTGCTGCCGCCGCACTCGCCGCACGAGGCGGTGTGGACCGACGTGACGCGCATGCTGTCGATGAACACGCTGCAGGCCGCACAAGGGCGCGAGCTGCACCTCTGCCCGCTGCAGTTCGACATCATCGACCGGGCGATCACGCAATATTCCGAGCCGGGCGACGTGGTGTTCGACCCGTTCGGCGGGGTGATGAGCGTGCCCTACCGTGCGCTGAAGCATGGCCGAAAGGGCCGGGCAGTGGAACTCAACCCGGCCTATTTCCGCGACGGCTGCGCCCATGTGGCGCGCATGGCCGAAGAGCTGGCGACGCCCGACCTGTTCGGGCTGCTCGACGTTGAGGAACAGGCGGCATGACCCGGCGCGAGCGGCTCATTGCGTTCCACCGGCCGCGCTTCGAAAGCATGCTCGCCGACCTCGGGCTCGAGCCCGGATCGGTGCTGATCGGGCCGGGCTTTCGCCTGGTGGATGACCGCACGCGGCGCGACCTGACCCCGCCGCTCAACAACCAGACGCTCGCCGAAGGGCTGAGTTCAGCCATCAAGCTCGGCGCCCTGCTGCTCGAGGAGAGAGACCATGCGTGAACGCTTGCCGGAAAGGCGCGAGAGCGAGGCGATCGAGGTGGTGCATCGCTGGGCTCCGGGCACGCCGCAGGAGATCCACGAGCCGCTGCTGGTGACGGTGGGGTGCTACCCGGACGGTCGCGTCGGGGAGGTGTTCATCGACAGCCTCGCAGAGGCCAGGGGCAAACTGGCCGCACGCGTGACCGACCTGCAGAAGGACGTGGCGGTGCTGATCTCGATTGCGCTGCAGCACGGCGCAACGGTGGGCGAGCTGCGCGCGGCCGTGGGGCACGCCGAAGTCAACATCATGGGGCGCGTGCAGCAGATGCCGGCGACGATTGCCGGGACGGTGCTCGACGCGCTCGCGAGCGAGGTGAAGTGATGGCGGGGGATTTCATCGTCAAAAGCTACCGCGTTCAAGTAGACGGCTTTCCTGCCCACACCTACCTGGCGGCAACGCCGGCGCGAGCGCGTGCGCGCGCTTGGGAGAGCTATTGCTCGTATCGCTACGTGCCCTTCAGCGAGTTTCTGAAGATCAGCAAGATCGAGAGGGCGGAGAACGATCCGCGCCTCGGCAAGCCGATCATGGTGGCTGGGCTTCGCGCGTTCTGGGTGGGGCAAGATCGGCAGTATGTGCACTTCGTGCGCCCGCATACCGATGTGGTCATCTGTTCCCATCCGAACGACGTCAGCGAGGTGCCGGCCTGATGTCGCTTCCCGCTGCGCTCGAAGCCCTGAAGGAAGAGGCCTTGCAGGTGAGCTGCGAGGCCTGGGCCTTGCGCGCCCGCTGGCCGCTGAGCAAGGGCCGCGAAATGGTGGGGCCGTGCCCGGCCTGCGGCGGCACCGACCGGTTTTCGATCAACACGCAGAAGAACATCTTCAACTGCCGGAAGTGCGGCATTGCGGGCGAAGGCGTGATCCGGCTGGTGATGGAGGTCGACAAGGTCACCTTTGTCCGCGCCTGCGAGATCATCACCGGGCGCTCGGCGGCCGACCCCATCGACCAGGCGCGCACCGAGCGGCTGAGGCAGGAGAACGCCAAGGCAGCGGCCGAGCGCGACGCGGTGGCGGCACGCGAGCGGCAGAAGGCGCGGCGCGCCGCGGCCGACACGTGGAAGGCCGGGCAGCCGCTGCTCGATGACGGGCCGGTGGTGGCCTATCTGCGCCTGCGCGCGCTCGAATTCGACGGCCATCCGCTCGTCATCAACTGGCGCGGGCTGCGGCTGAGGCAGGCGTTCTCGCTGCCCTGGGTGGAGACGACGAAGGACGATGCCGGCCGCCCCATCTACCGCAAGCTGCATGAGGGGCCGGCGATGCTGGCCGAGATCGTGCTGCCGCAGCGGCTGGTGGCGCCGGGCGATGCGCTGCGGCAGTTCGGCGGCATTCATCAGACCTGGATCGACCTCAGCCGAGACAAGGGCAAGCTGGCACTGCCCCCCGACGACAAGGGCAAGAAGCGTCCTTCGAAGAAGATGCGTGGGGCCAAATCGGGCGGGGCGATTCCGCTGTTCACGCCGGCTGGGGCTCGCCGGATCGTGATGGGCGAGGGCATTGAAACGGTGCTGACGCCGCTCTGCCACGCGCCCGAAGCCGACACGGCCTACTGGGCAGGCGGCGACGTGGGCAACATGGCGGGCGATGCGCTGCGCGACGAGCGTAACCGCCAGGTGCATGACGTGCCGGACATGGCCGACATCGAGTGCTTCATCGCGCCCGACTGGTGCGAGGAGCTGGTGTTTCTGGGTGAGGCCGACGAGCCGGGCAAGCACCAGCGGGAAAAGTGCATCCGCGGGTTGCGCCGCAGCGAGGCCTGGCGCCGCGCCCGCATTGCCGACGGCGCGCCCCTTGCCCCCCTCAGCATCAAATATGTGCCGCCACCCGATGGCGGCTACAGCGACCTGAACGACCTGGCGATGGCTGGGGAAGAAGAAGACGGCCGCAGCGGCGGCGAAGGGGGCGAGTGATGGCACGCAAGGCGAAGACGGTGAAGGAAGCCGTGGCCGCGGCCGAAGAGATCGCGCCGATGGATGTGGCCGAACCGGCGGCGCCGGAAGACGAGGAAGTCGATTCTCCAGACGGCAGCGAGGGCGATGACGAGGAGTTCGGCACGCGCTTTACGCCCGACGACCTGGTGATTGCCCGCGAGTGCGCCCCGCTCGACCAGAACGACCGCGACAATGCGCGGCGGATGCTGCGCTGGTTCGGGCAGGACCTGGCCTATGTGCCGGGCATGGGCTGGCTGGTGTGGCGCGAGAACCACTGGAAGCGCGACGAGAGCGACCTCTATGCCCGCTTTCTCGCACAGGAGCTCGTCGACCGGATCAAGCTCGAATGCCTGATGATCGAGCCGACCGGCGGACAGAAGCAGCTGCTCGCCGCTGCCGAGCACGCGGCGAAGAAAGACCCCGAGAAGCTGACCCCAGCCGACATGGGGCTGATCAAGCGGGCGCAGGAGCTGCGCGACCAGATGCGGGCCAAAAAGGTGGCACGCCGGAAGTTTGCCGTGAGCTCCGGCAATGCCGGCAAGACCGAGGCCATGCTGAAGCAGGCGGCCAGCCTCAAGACCGTGCCGCCGGACCGGCTGGATGCCAACCGCATGGTGTTCAACTGCCGCAACGCAACCCTGCGCTTCGACCGGCTGCCCGACCCAGAACAGGATATCGACGCCAGCGACGTGGAGCAGCGCTTCGTGGGGCACTGGGAAGCGACGCCGCACGAGCGCGCCGACATGATCACCAAGTGCGCCGACGTGGTTTACGACCCGGAGGCGACGTGCCCGCACTTCCTCGAGGCGCTCGAACTCACCCAGCCGGATGCGAAGATGCGGCTGTTTCTGCAGGTGTTCCACGCCTACGCGCTGCTGGTGGGGGGCAATGACGAGCAGAAGCTGATTTTCCACTACGGCACCGGCGCCAACGGCAAGACGGCCTTCATCGAAGCGATCGGCCGGATGGCCGATGCCTACCGCGCCGTGGTGTCGCCCGACACGATTACCGGCGACGCGCAGCGGGACGGCTCGAAGGCGAACTCGGACATTGCCCGCCTCGTCGGCGCGCGCTTCGTGACCATTGAAGAGCTGCCGCGCGGCGTTGGCCTAAAGGAAAACCTGATCAAGGCGCTGACCGGCGGCACGCGGATGACGGCGCGGTTCCTGCAGAAGGAGATCTTCGAGTTCGACCCCGACTTCACGGCGGTGATGAGCGGTAACGACATGCCCACCGTGTCGGGCACCGATTACGGGATCTGGCGGCGGCTGCTGATCGTCAAATGGGGCGTGACCATTCCGCCCGAAAAGCGGATTGCGCCCGGCATCCTGAACCAGCGGTTCAATGCCGAGCGGCCAGGTATCCTCAACTGGCTGATTGACGGGCTGATGCTCTACCTGAAGCACGGGCTCGACACGTTTATCCCGAAGGAAGTCGTGGATTTCACGGAAGAGTATCGCGAGGAGCGCGACCCGGTGGGCAGCTTCGCCAGCCAGTGCATCGCACCCAGCGAGGGCACGACGGTACGGGCGCGCGACATGCAGAACGCCTATGCCAGCTGGTGCGAGGCGAACGGCCTGAAGCCGTGGAACACCACGGCGCTCGGCAACCGGCTGACGGCGCTCGGCTACAGGAAGTTCAAGAACCAGCTGGTCTATTACAGCGACATCAAGCTCGTGAACGTGCCCAGCAAGTTCGACCCGAACGAAGGCCCGCCAGAGCGGCCGGCCGCTGACCCAGGCTGGCAGCCGGGAGACCTGAAATGAGGCCCGACAAGGACAGCTGGTTCGAGTGGACGCCGGCGCGCATCGAACAACTGAAGGCCGGAATCACCGATGGCAAGAGCTTCGCGGTGATCGGGGCGGAGCTGGGTTGCGGGCGCAATGCGGCCATCGGCAAGGCGCACCGGATGAAGCTCAGGGTGCCGCAGGTGGCGAAAAAGCAGCAGGCGCGGCCGGTGGTGGTGCCGAGCAAGGCGACACGCGAGCGCAAGGCAGCGGAGCGGCCGAAGCTGGGCAAGGCCGACTTCAACGGCGGCAAGCCGCTGGAAGAAGGGCTGAGCCTGAGGCTGCTCAGCAGCGATGCCTGGGAGGCGTTGCCGGGCACGGTGCCGGTGCCGCTTGCGGTGCACAAGACGGGCTGCCGCTGGCCGATCGGCGATCCGCTGCAGCCGGGCTTCGGGTTCTGCGGGTGCGAGACCGAGGGCAAGCAGGTTTACTGCGACGCGCACCGGCGCCGCGCCTACACGCGGGAGCTGGTGTGATGGCGACGCGTGCCGCTTCAGCCGGGGCTTCGGCCTTCAATGAAAATGTCGATCACGATGTTGATCGGGTCATCCTCGAACTCTTCCTCGTCGCGGATCTGCAGATCGACAAGTCGGCCGGCGAGCGGGCGATTGTTGCTGTTCATGCCAATGCGATAGGCGAGCTTGCGGCTGATGTAGCCCAAATGGAAGACCTGCTCCGGCTTCAGAAACCCGCCCTTGACGTAGCCGAAGACAGCAACTGCGAAACTATCAGCCTCATTGTCGCCCTCGCGCTCCACGCGAATGCCGAACTTGCGCCGGGCCCGCAGAGCATCGGTGACTGCCCGCATGTAAGCCATGCACTCTTCCGGCCGGTAGCGCTCGCCAACAATGGAGACCTTGTCGAACCACAAGGAATATCCACGTGGCGGTTGCTCGCTGGCTGCTGCAAAATCCATGTTTCCCTCCAGAATTGCACAACAGAGACAAGCAAAGGCGGCGGCGAGAGTCGAGCCCCAGCCTGCTTGTTGACAGCCGAGGACATCGCGCGCATGTTGAGCCTGCTTCGGGAGACCGGAGCCGGGGTTCGAAGCCCGCTAGTTCTCAGGCGCCCAAACCGCGCCGCGACCCGTTCGCCGGGCGCGGTTTCGTTATGTCGGGGCGTAGTGGGGAGCCGCAAGGCTCGCCGATTCCTGAGATCGGTCTTCGAACCCGCTACGCCTCGGCGCCCAGTTCGAAGGGGGTTCCGAGGTCAAACGCGATCTCAGGAGACCCAGATGGGCAAGATTGATTTCCTGCGCCGCAGCGCGCAACCCCCGCACCCCCGACAGCTGATCGAAGACGAAATCGAGCGCCTGATCGGCCTGCTCGATGCGCTCGACGGCGATGCCGATTTCGAGCCAGACGAAGAGGGCGAGCCCTGGCTTGCGAGCTTTGGCGGCTACCACGATGTCGGCGACGACCGCGAAGAAGACGAGGTGGCGGCATGAGCGAGGTGGTGATTTTCCACGGCGACGCGATCCATGCGGAGCGGGTGGATGGCCGCGTGATCGTGGCGGTGAAGCCGATCGTGGAGCGGCTGGGGATCGACTGGAACGGGCAGTTTCAGCGCATGAAGCGAGACGAGGTGCTGGAGCAAGGTATGTGTGTAATAACCATACCTACGCCCGGTGGCGTCCAAGACGCCGTGGGCCTGCCGCTCGAGCTGCTGCCGGGTTTCCTGTTCGGGATTTCGGCCGAGCGGGTGAGCGACCCCGCGGCGCGGGCCGCGATCATTGCCTACAAGCGCGAGTGCCACGAGGTGCTGTTCCGGCACTTTTTCGGGCCGCGCGAGGCGCCGCAGATTGACTGGGAAGAGGCGCGGGAGAAGCTGGCGCTGGTGCGCGAGCTGCGGCTGACGCATGGCAAGGCGGCGGCGGCGAAGCTGTGGGCCGATCTCGGGTTGCCGCTGCCCGAAGAGGCGCCCGCGCCGACGCGGGCCGACGCCACGCAAGGCGTTGATTTCGTGCGGTTGTTCCTGAAAGAGCGCACGGCGGAAGCGCCGGGCGGACGGGTAAGCGCGACCGAGCTTTACCGCGCCTTCTGCGCCTGGTGCACCGAGACCAACAGCCCGGTGATGACGATGACGGCGTTCGGGCTTTGCGCGCGGCGCTGCGGGCTGCAGAAGAGCAAGATGCAGACGGTGTACTATTTCGGCATCCGCATCCTGCACCTGAAGGAACTGGTGGAGGGCTGACCAGCCCCTCCCTTCGGCGACCCTGCCTTTGGGGGAGGCCTCGCGCCCGCGCGCGCCGCCGCCCCCATCCCCCACCAGAGGGGAAGACAAGCGGTGTCCTAGCTGTCCTCGCCGCCAGAGGCGGCGCGACAGGACAGCCAGGACCGTTTTCGACAGTGTCGATTGCGCTGTCCTGACACCAAAGCAACAGCAAAATCAACAGCTTGACAGCATTTCGTGGACAGCAGGACAGCTGAGCTTCGCGTATATTGCTGCAGTGGGGGTTCGGGGTTGGATTTTTCCATATCACATGTGCTCAGCCTTCCTTGCTCTCCTGCGTTCCATTTTGTGCAACTGGCGTAACTATTTACCGGGCTGGACAGCCCTCTCCTCACTGTCTCAAACGGTCTAGAGGGGTCCCGGAAGGGACTGATGAAGATGGCAGCGACAAAAGCGATGTGGCGGGACGGTGACGGCAAGGTGCATTGCGAGGATCGGGCGGCGATAAGGCGGGTGGAGGCGGTAGGCCGGTGGCGGGAGCGCAATGCCGAACAGCTTGCCGGTCTCGCCTGGTATGCGCTGGTGATCCGCGGCGGGCGGGAAGCCGAAGTCGAGGCCATTCTCGAGCGGCGCGGGTTTTGCGCCGTGGTGCCGAGCTGGCGCGAAGAGCGGCGGGTGCATCGGCGCGCCAAGGCCAAGCGCGAGGTGCGGGTACCGATTGCGCGGGGCTATGTGCTGGTAGGCTTCGATGCGGCGCAGATGGGCGCCGGGCTGCCGCCCTGGCACGCGGTGTTCGATATTTCGATGATTGCGGGCGTGGTGGGGCTGGATGACAGCGGCCGGGCCTGGCGGCTGCAGGGCAAGCAGGTGGCGGCATTCCTGCTGGATAACGACATGGTGCGCCCGAAGGCGGCTGTCGAGGTGGCATCAGCTGGCGATATCGAGCTGGGCGACGTGGTGACCATCATCCACGGGCCGTTCAGCGGGTTCCGCGCGCCGGTGATTGCGGTGGCGCCGGACAAGGTGCGGGTGCTGGTGAAGCTGTTCGGCCATGACAGCGAGATGGATATCGACGGGCAATGGATTGCGCGTGCAATGCGGGCGCACGCGACGGCTTGACAGACTGAGAGAAGCGGCTCACCTTCCGCGACGGATGACTTGGTGATCTGCCGCAGGTGCAAGGCACCCGAGCGGCAGCCGGGCCCAGACAGCGAGACTGTCGAACGCCCGCATCATGTCCGGAATTCTGACCCGCCCTGCATGCCCCCGCAGCGGCGGGTTTTTCATTGCCCTGATGTGTGGCCGCAAATTTGCGAGGGGCGATGCGCGACCGTCGCGATGATCGATCTGCGGAAGCCGCTCAGTATCGCAGGCTTTACAAGCTGGCGCGATGGTGCGGGCCGGATGGACGGCGGGCTCAACAGCTGGCCGCGCATCCGCTGTGCGAACGGTGCCTAGCCAAGGATATCGTCAACGATGGCTCGAAGCGGCTCGATGGCAGCTTCGAGCCGAACCCTCGGCGGCGGTACCTGGTAGCGAACCACAAGGTGCCGCATCGGGGCGATGAGCGACTGTTCTTCGAGGGCGAACTCGAGACGCTGTGCCCGGATCATCACGACCTCGTCGTGCAGAAGGAAGAGCACGGTCGCGTGGTGGAAGAGATAGACCCGCGCACGGGCTTCCCATTCGGGCAGTAGCCCCCGGGGGGTGGTCAAATCTCTGGGGCCCCTCGTCCTAAGGAC